GACGCCTGACGGACGCCCCGAGCGTTCAAGATGGTCGAAGCCGACAGCTGGCAAACTGTCCTTCTCGAATTCCTTCAAGAAGATCTTGAGGAGGGCTTGCGGGCCATCAACCGAGTTAATCGGGAGACGGTCCTTCACTACGTACCCACGAGCCAATGGCTTATGAGTGCGAGGACACATCTTGTCGATTGTCATTTCGACACTGTGCCTGCCCAACAGAGGGGAGTTCTCGGCCACCTTCGGGAAGTGTTTTAGCAACTTCACGAGGTAGTGGTCAAGAGCAGCCACCGATGAGACAAATCCTCGGTGGTGGAGTTGGTTCCTTAAAGAAACCATGCTCACAATCTCCTCTACGTCGTTCAGTGTTGTAGGTGTCACCCGCCGGACCTTGACAGTTGTAACGTCTTGGCCTGCGTAGTAATCCTTACCGCAACTCTCCCTGAACTTCCCAGTCCAGAAAGACTTGCGCGAGTTCACTTTGAAGCCAAAAGCCTCTAGTGCACTCGACACTGAAACCGCGTATTGTGCGGGGACGACTATGTCATCCCCATACACACGCACCTGACCAATCAGGGATTTTATCCCCTTTTCGGTCAACTTGGAACCCAAGCATCTCTCGATCCCTAGAAAGGCCACAGTACAGAATACCATAGCCTCCATCGGAAACGTAAGCGCTGATCCCATTGACGCGAACTTCGTTAGGGGTATTACCCCATGACGAGGAACGTCGGCTCGTAGACTGCGACTGGCCTGAACCATTTCTGAAAGGTTCGTAAAACCATGAAGCAGTATTTCCACAAGCCGATTCGAGACACGGTCAGACGCCTCGCTCAGATCGAGCGTTGCGAGACCGCCATCGACACTGCCTACCCGTGCAAGCGCCTGATTAGGTACTTGGTCGGTGAAACCGACGAACCACTTCGAGATGCAATCATTCTCGAGCAGTTCTACGAGAGGCTTGGCGATTGCCTGCTGTGTGTACTGCATACAGACAGGCTCGGCCGCGATGATTCGCGGCGTCTTGAGCGTCTTAGGAACGGAGATAACCCTTGAGGGTCGCTCCGCTCCAGGATCCAGGAACTCAAGCACGGACAGGTACTGAACGTACCTGTGGTTAGGAATCAAGTATGAGTCGGCATGAAAGCCGGCAGATTCCAACCGCTGGGTCCACTCGGTAGAGTAGAACTTCTGGTTTCCCAGTAGCTTCTCAGCCGTTGTGCCCTTTCCGTGTCTTGGCACGAGCTCACCACTGGCGCAGAGAACATCTGCGCTAGACAGAACCCTACCAAAAAGTAAGCGAGCAATGCGAGAAAACGCCCGGAGATCTTCCGGAGTCCATTCGCGCTCCGCTGCCTTGAGTTCTGATTCAACTTGGACGTAACCATCAAACGCCTTTCTTTCGCGCTCTTGCGAGCACGGGAGGAAAATCTTCGAGTACAGCCGCGTTAGCTGCCGCACTGCGTAGATTGCGTCGACGGAAACATGTTCAAGCAGGACTCCAGTTTTACGGTCGAAGACAAGCTCAAGGAAACCTCCTAGTAATAGGGGGAGACCACCTCGTTTCTTGAAACCTTGAAACGAAGTAGGAGCGACCCGTCCGTCCGCCAGACCTCTTTCGAAGTCAACGGCGAACGTAGGCAGGGTTATCGTCAGAAATGACAACCCTTCCTCTTCGAACCGCCTCGTGACAGTTTGAACGTCACGAGTGGTGCAAACGCGACACCACTGGCCCAATTCAAGGGCCAGTTCCTTCCAGAGCAGCATGGGGCTTTTCACGGCTTCCCTCTTTCTAAGGGGGTAGGTCGATCCTTGCCTCTAGTTACCTGGTACTGACGCCTGAGCTGACTAAGTCAGCTCTCCCCACCAAGAAGCTTGGTGAGGTTGGCACCTGAAGTAGCCGTGAGGTTACTCAGGAACCCATCGACCTCGGCCTTAGCCGTGGCCGCGTCGTAGCCCGCAGGAAAGTCCACCGTGAGGTAGACAGTCATGGACTGGTTGATGTTCTGACCAGCCACCAGCGGATTGGCGACGAGGGTGTCAGTCTTCAGACTGACGGTGTGACGAGTGCGCTTGCCGTACGTGTGAATCACGTTCAGCTGGCGCGACCGATCTGCCGTTGCGAACTTACCACCGTTCTCGGTGGAGCCCGTGCGGTTCAGAGTCTTAGCGACTCCAGAAACCGTGACAGTCTGAGGATCAGAAAACATAAGAGGCGTTGCTCCTTCAGGTATTGGACACTGTTGTGCCCGTGTGACGGCCCATCCCGGACTATCCGGGAGCCGTGCAGGCCACCTTGTTAGGTGACCTGGGTACAGCTGGGAATTGCTGCGTTGACCTGTTTTTCACAGGCTTCGCGGCGCCCGAGTCATGCCGAGCGCTGCTAGGATTGACCACTGGTGCGTAGTAAATGCGTCAGTGGACAGTCCGAATCCGAAAGGTGTTGCCTTACGTCTACACTTCCTAGTACCTAGGAAAGTGTCGTACGCGAAGACGCCAAAACTGGCACCGCCATTAATATGACGGTACATAGAATCGGATCTACGCGTCCAACGTCTAGAATTTTGTTCCATGACGTAGCCGTAACGCAAGACTAGGCCGTCAGACTGGAACGCGGACAGGTTATGTAACACCGGTCCGACGTCAAACATCCAGTCTACAAGCCAGGACCAAGGAGCAAGGTTCCAAAGGACCTCAGGAGTTAACTCGAGGCCATACAGGAGCCGTGCTTCCTTGACTATCCGTTCCACAGTCGACCAAGACTTAGGGTCAACGTAGAACGTATAGCACCCGCTAAACCACTGTTGACGGGTTACTACTTCCGTCTCGATGAAGCGGGTGGAGATGCCTTGGTATACAGAGCTAGGCAAGAGGCCAGGATAAATCGCCTGGGAGTTCCTCAAAACCGTGCTAGTGACCTCGGCAGAAGGCATACGCCTACGGTGCACGTTCCGTCCCGAATCACGGGCAAGCTGCTTCAGGATGTCATCTGAGTCGATGATAGCCTTGGCAGCCGCCTTTAGATCCGAAACGAGCGGCTTCCAACCGAACTGGACATTGAGGTATTCACCTCCTAGTCCGCGGAGGAAGCTAGCCCTCTCTTTCAAGAGGGTAGCACCTACCATAGAGGGGAGACCCTCTCGGTAAAGCTCGGCCATAGCGACCGAGCCTGAGGCGACCGGGTTAGTCGGGATGGTAGAGGCTATAAAGCTAGTCCCAGCGTTCACCAACGAGCCTTCGCTCGACTGGGGAACATACTGCTGGTAAAAGCTGTCGGCCTCTCCGTCCTTAGTGAACTGTGCTGGCATGCCTGCCCGATAGGGCAAGCAATCCGTATCAACGGTATAGTCCAGCCCCAACTTCGTTGCAACCCCACCGTAGTGGGGCACAGCGTTTGGGATGTACTCTAGTTTCAGAGTATCAAACGGTCCACCGACGTCCCTGACACCTCTGGCTTTTGGCCAGCGATGCCCTTCAGACGACGTGATCTGCCTTGAGTAAATGGGGATGTCAAATGAAGCAGTAACACCCCCATCGCGCGTAGTGAGACCTTTAAAACGGTCAACACGTAACACGCGCCTCTTGGTCAGGTACGCCATCTTCTCTTTCCTTTCGGAGCTGGTGGGAACAGTGTTAGTGTCGATGCGTTAGCACCTGGTGCCCCTTGTAAGGGGC